CGTCAATGATCGTGCCCTTTGCCTCCAGCAATAGGCGGCGCAAGTTGTCACGCTGCTCACTGTCAAGAGAACGCGCGTCAATTGTCATGGCATTCACTTGCACGTTGACAGTATTGCCCCCGCCTATGCCAAGCGTTTCACTGCGCTCGCTGTAAACTTTTGGCGATAGCTTTGCTGCCATGCGCAGGCGCGTGTCGATCCGCAACTTGGCACGTGTCACGGCTATCGTATTGACAGTGACAGTCCCGTCATCGCCGGTGCGCGTGTCATCGCTGGCATCGTCCGCAATGTCTAAGCATTCATCAAAGAGCGTATGAGCCTGCTCTTCGCGGGCACGCATGTAGCTTTGGCAAAAAGAGGCCTCCTCTCGTATCCATCGATACACAAGCGGGATGCTTGGCATATGTTCTAAATCACATATTGCCCCCAATGATTGCCCCTTAGCCAAGCGCTGGCATATCTCCGCCCCTACTGTTTCGTCATACGGGATAGGCGGCCTTCCTAGCTTTGCCACACTCTTATCGGCCCTTTCCCCTACTGCTTTGACTAAGCGTTGCTCCTCCGCCGCCCGATAAGCCGTGCCAAGCGCTTTCCGCTCCCGGCGGGGCGCGTCCAAATCGGGAACAATTGAATCCCCGTTCAAAGCGTCCGCAATCGGAATCCAGTCCGATCCATCCCAATAGTGTCCCGGCTTCGGGGCTTTGAACGCATCCCCGACACGCTCCGCCGCTAAGGCCGTCCGCTTAGTCTTCCCGCCCCGTTCCTTCGCCCGTGCCTTCGGGCCTTTCCGCTCTTCTGTTTCTTCCGTCATGTCCCGCCCCTTGCCAAGCCGATCGATAGGATTTTTGTCTCATACCACATGAGAACAAAACATGAAAACGTCACAGGCGGCAAAGTCGGACCCCTCCGGGATGATTACACCCGACATGGCATAAAGCCAGTCAGTGGCCTTCCTATGGCCCTTAGCTGACGTTCTGCCATGCGGCACAACCCTGCCGCCTCGCCCCATGATAGCACAAGCCCCCCTGTTAATTTAGTGGCGCAATGCCACGACAAATCGCTTGGCATATATATGGCGCAATGGCATAAAGGGGCGGGGCAATCATGCCCCCGATTCACTATGAGGACTCACCTATGGCACAATATCGCTACACTGCTGACAATCGTTCCGCCCTTCGCGCCGCTGTTACGTCATCCCCGCTTTGGGATGCTTATCGCCAGCGCAATGGCCTCTCCTCCTCTTCCCTTTCCGTTGACGATTTAGAAGAGGCCGCAAAGGCCTTTGGCATTGCGTTTGACATATTCGGGACGCCGAAGGGCGGAAAGCGTAGCGGGGGCTTTGTCCCGAAGCCGCGCCCCCATGCTTCGGCCTCGCTCAAGGCTCGCGCATCCGAATTAGCGGCGTACCTGTCCGAAGCACAATGCGACTATCTGGCCGACATATTTGCGGACGGGGCAAAGCACGGGGACGCCCTGACGGCCAAACAATTTGACACGGTTTTCGACATGCTAGGCCGCGCGGAATATAAGCGCCGCGCCGCATCCGAAGGCAAAGCGCAAGCCGCCAGCGAGTCCGCATGGGGCGCGATAAAAGAAGCCGCCGAAGCCCCGAAGGCCGCCGCCCCCAATGGCGACACGGCTTCGCAATTGGCCGCCCTCCTTGCCAGCATTGCGGGGCAAGCCGTGAATGCGGAACAAATCGCGGAGATTGTCGACTCGCGCATCAAGGCCGCCCTCGCAAGCGTCCCAAGCGTCCGCATTGAATTGAAAGGATTCGACGGCGAATTGCGGGAATTGAAAGGCCACCGTCATCCTAAATTTGCCACGCTCTTGAAAGCCGCCACGTCCCGCATGGCGAACGGCTTTGCCCCCAATATCTGGATTAGCGGCCCCGCCGGATCGGGCAAGACTCATGCTGGCAAGATGCTGGCGGACGCTCTTGGCCTTCCCTTTCAATTGAATGGCGCAATATCAATGCCCCATGAATTGTTGGGCTTTATCGATGCCGCTGGCACGTATCATGCCACGCCCTTTTGGGAGGCTTATGAAAAGGGCGGCGTGTACATGTTTGACGAAGTCGACGGGGCGGACAATGCGGCCTTGCTGGCCCTAAATGCGGCCCTCGCCAACGGCTTTGCCACGTTCCCGCACAAGCGTGTGGAGCGTCATCCCGATTGCATAATCCTTGCCAGCGCGAACACGTGGGGGCTTGGCGCAACGGCTGATTATGTGGGGCGGAGCAAGATCGATGCGGCCTTCTTGTCACGCTTCCCCGTCCGCATCGCTTGGGATTATGACACGGCCCTTGAGATTGCCATTTCAGGGAATGAATCCTTTGCGCGGCGCGTGATTGCGGCGCGTGAACGTGCAAGGGCCGCTGGCCTTAAGGTGATTATTGACCCCCGCGCATCGCAAGCCGGTGCGGCCTTGATTGCCAACGGGATGACGGAAGCCGAAGCCGCCGCCGCCACCTATCTGGCAAACCTGTCCGCCGATCAGGCCGCTATTGTTGAAGGGGGCCGCTAATGTCCCGCACAATCGCGCGCCCCGTCCCGGCCTCAATTCAAAAAGCATTGGGCCGCAAAGCCACGACTCACATTCACCTTTTTGACTCTCCCGGTGCGCTGGCGGAGGCCGCCCTTGCTGGCGGACGTGTCAGAGGGGCGGAATCATGGGCGGGGGGGCTTTCCCCCGCCGAAGCCGTCCGCCGGTCTAACATGGGGGATTTGGATCGTGTCGCCCCGTCCGATGCCCTTATGTCACGCTTTGAACGCTTCGGCTTTGAAGCCCCCCGCCGCGCGTGGGTGGATGACGTGACAGGGGCCGTGCCAAACGTCCCGGCCTTTTTGGCGGGTCATCCCCTTGCCATGCGCCGCCGCATCAAGATTCAGGATGCGGCGGCCCCGCTGGCTGTGATTGTTGACCTAACGTCATCCAGCAATATCGATGCTTCGGATTTGGAGCGGCGGGGGGCAGCTATTCTGGCGCTTGTCCGCATTCTGTCCGCGCGGCGTCCCGTCGAGCTATGGGCGGGATGCGCAACGGATGCGGACAGTCGCAAAAATGCCAGTGTGACTCTGGCGCGTATTGAGACGGCCCCGCTGGATCTGGCACGGGCGGCCTTTGTCATGGTAGGGGCGGCCTTCCCCCGCCAGCTATGCTATGGCCTTTCACGCGCCCGGAACGGCTTTGACGGGCACTGGCCTTATGGGTCTCATACCATATCGCGGACAATGTTCCGGGACATGATTGCGGACGCCTTCCCCCACGTGTCGGACATGCTTTGCGTCCCCGCCGCGCATTCGGACGATCAAATCCACAAAAATCCAGAAGCATGGATCGAATCCAAGCTTGCGGAGATGGATTGCACCCCCGCCGAAGCGGCGTGAGTCCCGCCAGTAGGGGTGGCCTACGGGCCGCCCCTATCGCGGGGCTTATGACGCGCCCCCTACTAGGAGTCTAACCAATGCCAGAAAAGCCCCTAAAAGGGCCGCCTGTCCGCTTGATAGGCCGCCCCGCTATCCCGCCGCCAAGCTACGCCGAAAAGGCCGCCAGCGGCCCCCGTAAAGGCCGCAGGGCCGTTTCTATTCCGGCCATGTGGACTCATGGCAAATCCAAACGAAAAGGAGTCTAGGCCATGCCTAAGCACGGGGACGCCCTCACGGGCCTTGATGCGTATCTTTATCACCTTGCACTGGACCTGTCCGCAAAGGCCGGAATCTATCCCGCCGCAACGCTTGTGCGGGTGGCGGACGCCTTAGACGCCGAAGCACGTGCCGCGCGTGATCCCGTCGATTTTAGGGCCGTGTCGGGGCTTGCGGCCATGTTCCGCGCATATGCCGAAGATTCGAAGCGATAAGAGGAATCCACGCCATGAAAATCACGAAAGCACAATCACGCGCCCTGTTCCGTGTTTACAGCCGGAGCGAAGCCCCAAGCGAATCCTTCCTATCGTTCCGCCGCAAAGCCCGTGCCATGATTTGTGGGGACGGGGCTTTAGTCATCCAGTGGGCCGGAATGTGGCTTGCAATTGAGACAGACGGCTATTGCCATAGCTAGGCGAAGAGTCGCGCAAGATAGGGTCGCGCCCGTGCTAGGGTTCGGCCCTATTCGCGGGGTTCTATCCCCATGCAGGAAAGGTGAAACATGCCAAACGATTCAACCATTGCCCTACGCCCACGCTTTAAGCCCGGTTTCATTGCCGCCACGCCCGGAGCCAATGAGCTATTGCAGGGTGACATGAAACTAGCCGCCATGCTCTTGGCGCGGCACTTATCCGGTGACAGTGGCGACACATGCGAAGAGGACAAGGCAATAAACGAGGACGCCATCCAGCATGGCCATCGTGTCATGTCAGTTTACAAGCTAGTCGGTGGCGAAGTTCTTTGGATTATTACAGAGCGAGACCGGAGCGTGACAACGCTGCTGCTGCCAGATGAATATTGACAAGAGTCAATCGTGACACGGTGACAAGGGGTGGTTCCTAACGGGGCCGCCCTTTTCGTTGTCCGTGACAAAATTCACCCGATGTCTGTAACTAACTACAATCCCGGCGTGTCATGACACGATTAAAGCTCGGTTCATGTCACGGGTTAGGGTTGGTTCAAGGGTCGGTTCTTAAAGGTCGGTTCATGAGCCGCCCGCTGGTCGATGTCATGACAGCCCCATAAGGTCGGTTCATCAGTGTCAGCGTTGCGGTTGTCATAGGCCGCCTTGCCAATGGCCCAGCCAATCAGGACAGCCGGAACGCCAAGAATGACCGCGAACACGGTCCACATCACAAGCTCATCTGCCATTGTCATTCCCCCTTTAAGATCGGTTCAAGGTCGGTTCATAAGATCGGTTCACGCGCCCCTTTAAGATCGGTTCACGAGATCGGTTCACGAGCCCCTATAAGATCGGTTCATAGGATCGGTTCACGAATCAAGATCGGTTCAAGATCGGTTCTATAAAGCTCGGTTTATGAAAGTTGACTATGGCGTGACGCCATGATATGAAAATAATGCTCTCACTAATGAGCGAGGAAAATCACTATGAAAGACGACATTCTCAACATGCTAGAGAACTATGAGGGTTACAACTCTCACATTCGGCAGTGCATTCTTGATGGGGCGCATGACGAAATAGAGCGGCTGCGCGGAGCCTTGCTGACAATTTACCACATGAACGAGGCTTATGGGCAAGGCCCAATCAAGCGGACTATCTCACTCACTGTAATTGAAAACATGCAAATGAAGGCGATTGAAAATGACTGACACACTCCCCCGCGCCATTGCAGACCTGTGCGGCATTCTCATTGAAGGAACGCGACGCACAACAATCACAAGAGAACAAACCGAAACAAAGCCAATCGACTTGGTTCAAGACGAAGATGGAATGTGGACCGTCAATCGGTTCGGTTCACCGGCTGGTTATATCGATAAGATCGGTTCAAGGAATAACGGTTCGCAGCCAATTTATCGCGCGACGACTATTCACCATGAGATCAAGCACTGCTACTCTCTGGAGTCTGCAAAGACTTGGGTGCTTGAAAACTATCACTGAAGGGGGGCGCATATGCTTAGTAAAGCTCGGTTCAGACTTGCTCATGACGAAGTAGAAGCCTTGAAGCTGATCCAGAAAAGCAAAGTCAAAAACAAAGGCGCTATGAAAAACTATCGTGGCAAAAAGAAACTGTGGGACGAAGAAATTTGGCAAGCTGCCGACGAACACAGTCAGAAGAAAATAGGCGATCAGTATCATGAGTTCAGATCGACCAGAAAACCTGTCACACTGCCAAAGCTGAAGTTTTTAGAAAAGAAGGATGACTGATATGGCTAACGTACTTGTCAAAACAAAAGAACAGTTCGCGCAATTCGCAAACCTTCGCTCAAAAGGTGAAGGTAGCAATTCAACGAGATTTTTCATTGAAGAAAATCTGTTCGTTGAGTTCACTGACTTCGCTGTAGTTCACGCGCGAAAGACTGGCTTTCTTTACGGCATCATTTGTGCGCTGGGGTTCGTTGTCGGGCTTATCGGCGTTGCTAAAACCGTCGCGTGGTGGTAACTTAATCAAGTAGACGGAATGAGCCGTTTGCATCGCTTTTGACGAAGCTAGACTTGGCCGGGATCACTCCCGGCCTTTTTCATTTTACCACCCTCAAGATCGGTCGATCCTCTGCGCGGTTCGCTACATGAAAATCATTCCAATCAGTGCCGGGCTCTGGCGGGATCATGACATTGACACGCCGCTTGAACTGAACCTCTAACCTGTTTGCCAGATGATATGCTTTGGCATGGCCGGTGTAGTTTGCATCGTTGTCACCAAACACTGTGATCTGCTCCGCCACTTCAGGTGGCATCCACTTTGACAGCAGCGTTCCGTTGACACAGGCCCACACCGGGATGTCAAACATGACAGATGCAGAGATCGCAGTCTCAATCCCCTCCGCCACACCCATGACAGGAGCGGCTTTTGACAATCTGATCGCGCAGCCATCCGGGAGCTTTCCGGGCATCACCTTCTTTGCTGGTGTCACGTCAGCCTTCCTGCCGTCATCAGTCAGGTAGGTGATATGTAGGTTCACTGCCCTGTCGCTGTGAGACACTATTTTGGAAACCATTAGACGGCGCTCACGGTGGACCCGAATGAAAGAGGATCGCCAATAGGTGGCGCAGCGGTTCATGAGATAATACTGAACGCAGTTCTCATAGTCGGTGATCGACCCGGCTTCATTCCAGAGAGAAGCCATAGCGCGGCGCTGCCTCTCCTCTTCTGGATCGTAAGCCTTGCGATACTGATCTTTCGGTTGACCCATGATCATTGAGATCTGATCGGCAATGTCTCGGAATGATTTTCCCGTGACACGCCGCGCCAGATCAAACCCGTCTCCGGCCCCACACTGATTGCAGATGAAGCCACCGCCCCCGTTCTGATCATCCCACCTAAACCTGTCAGCGCCCCCGCACATAGGACACGGGCCATGCTTGTTTTGAAGGAACTTGGAATCCACCCCCAGCGCAGGGAGTAGGTGCTGCCAATTCCCTCTCGCCATATCGCCCGCGTGACTCATGCGGCTCTCCCGTTATTTTTTGATTTTGCGTTTCTGATATTCCGCGCCCTGATCCAGCTATCGACCACAGGCGAAATCATTTTGGCAGGAACCTTCCTGATCGACCGACTAGGCGGCTCCTTGAACTTATCCTTGAAGGCGTAATAGGCCCAAGCCTCCTTGTAGCCACGCAAGTGCGCATGAAGGAGAAGCTGACTGTAGAACTCCTGCCGGGCGCTGTGATCCCAATGATGCGGCTTGATCGACTTGTTTCGTGACAACTCATAGAGATCGCCGCTGACAGTCTCCACCTTCACTTTTGGCTCTGGCTTAAAACCACACGAAGGGCAGATGTGAACCTTGACCGGCTTCACGAACGTACACTTGGGGCATTCCTTTGGCAGAGGAACCTTCTTCTCAGAAAGAGACCGCTTTGCCTTCCCGTCATCCAGTTCGTTGTGGTGAATGTCCGTGACAAAACCAAGCCGCAGCGTGCTGTCAGAATGATCCAAGATCAGGCAGTGATCTTTGCCTTTAGCAGTGCGGAGGCCGCGACCAATCATCTGAGTGTAGAGAATTTCTGACTTAGTAGGCCGGGCCAGAATGATGCACCGAACGTCTGCATCAAACCCAGTTGTCAAAACACCGACATTGCACAGAACTTTGACATCCCCTGCCTTGAACCTGTCAAAAATTTGACCCCGCTTGTCCAGATCGGTGTAGGCGTCCATGTACTCGGCTTCGACGCCAGCGAGCTTGAATTGCTCCTGAACATGCTTGGCATGGACCCTGTTGACACAGAAGCAGAGCGTCGGCCTGTTCTGGCCCCGCTCAAGCCATGTCGAGACAATATCGGCCACGAGGTTGCCCTGATCCATTGCCGTGCCAAGAGCGCGAAGCTCATAGTCTCCTGCCACCGTCTTGACCCCTGACAGATCTGGATGGGCTGGCGCATAAACCTTGAAATCTGACAGAGCCTTTTTCTCAATCAGGTCGCTGGTGGTCGTCCCCACGATCAGGTGATCCCAGCGTCCCTTCGCCCCCATACCGCGCGACCACGGAGTCGCTGTCAGGCCGACAAAGGGAACATCCTTCCACTGGGGAAGGTTCATCCATGTGTCGTATATTTTGAACATCAGGTGGCATTCATCGATGATCACCAGATCGACCTTTGGGATATTCCTCCGTGCCAAAGTCTGGACAGAGCAAATCTGGATCGGCTGGGTGTAGTCAGTCATTTCGTGCTGACCCTGAATAACCCCAATCTCCCGTATGCCATTTTGTCGGAATCGCTCTACCGTCTGATCGATCAGCGTCAAAGCTGGCACGGCAAAAATGACCTTCTTGCCCTTCTCCCGCGCCATCTCAATGATAGCCGCCGCGATGACCGTCTTGCCCGCCCCTGTTGGAGCCTGAACGACTGGCCGCTTGTAACCCGCTGCCAGTGCCCGGCGAAGGTTGGCGATGGTGTCTTCCTGATAGTCCCTGAGTTTCATAGTCCCTCTACCTTACTATAGAGATTCCTACTGTTGGCTAGGAATCTTGGTTTATATGGATGGTTAAACTATTAGGTTTGGTATCCAGTTTTGGTACTGCTTAGATCCAAAATTGGAACTGCTTCAGCCCAAAAACGGGACATCTTCATCTTCGCCACCGTACAGAAATTGAAATTTTTCTGGCGGCAGTTTGATACGATCCGCTTCCATTTTGATTAGAAATTGCTGATGCTGCTCGCGACCAACCCTCTGCATGTGAAATCGCGTTTGCTTATTTTTGCAAAGCCCATCATCGTAGTCCATGCTTCTAAAAAATCGTGCTTCGTACGCTCGACATTCTTCCGCTGATGGGAAAATTTTTATAATCTCACGAACTGTAAAAATATTTTTTTCTGCAATTTCTCTGCACCACTCACCACTTCCGCGATATTCATCCATTTGAGGCAGGACGTTGGTTGACCTCGTGCCAATGTAATATTCGCCCGTTTCAGGGTTTTCAATTCGATAGACATAATGAAATTGAGATGCAGATGGGATGCCCATTAATTGATAGACAATAACTGATTTTGTGCGCCCAACACGGCGACCCGTGTCACGTAGCAACCCAGCCAAAATCAATGACTTAATAGACTTGATAACCGTTTTTCGGTTTTGGGAAAGCTCCAGCGCAAGACGCTCAATGGAGGGGTAACAATACCCGCTTTTATCCGCGTAGTTTGCCAGCATGACCAGCAAAAACTTTTCAGATGTTCTCGGAATATCCTGAGTAATGGCCCAAGCCATAGCTTGAAATGACATAATGCCCCCAATTGCTAGGGGGTGACTTGCAGAATTGGAAAAAACGGGATATTAAATCCGTCAAGTCCAACTCGCGCCTCACCGCGTGTTGATTCCAGAAGCCTCAGAGGTGTCACGCCCTCTGGGGCTTCGCTCATTCAGACACTATATCTCAACCGCCCTTACCAAGCAACTCTATGGCCCGCATAACCGATACGGGCACAGGGCTTTCTCCAGACAACCAGCGATACAGAGTCCGCTCGTGGACCCCCAACCATTCTGATATTTCCAGCCGCGTTTTGCCGCTCTTGTTGCATATTTCCAGCAACTTCTGAGCGATCTGTTCCTGAGTCATGATTAATTCTCCAACGCCCCAATATATGGCGAACCGCCACCATAATATGGCGATAAGCCACCGGCAAGCGAAAAGTTTGCTTGCAATAATCCTGGCCCTATGCCATATATTGAGCGCCAAAGGAGGCAACTATGATTGAAGTCACTATTTCCTACCACGCTCGTAAAGAATTAGTTGGCGACAAGACCGTCGCAGCACTCCCCACTTTTGTTAAATTCTGGGACTGGCAGACTTTCTTTGTCCACCCTGATGAGACAGCAAAGCTGATTGAGCTATGCGCTGAGAAGGGGTGGGAAATTCAACTCACACCCATCTTCACCACCGGCTTTGACCAGATCAAGCGTCAGTGCGAAGTGGCGGCGATGCCAGATCACGAAGAGCAACTTTGATCCTATCCTCGTTGCCCTGAAGCCATACCAGTGTCTTCAGGGCAGCTTCTAGCTCGTCCAAGTGCCGCTCCCGGCTAAGGACCATTACAGGATCAGCCCGCTTCATCCGTGCCATGTCCTGTAGCTTGGCAATCGTGTCACGCAAATTACAGATCGACCGCTCCAAGCCTGCGATCTGCTCCTTCAACCCAATCTTTGACATCAGCGACCCACGAACAGCGTATTGACCGGCTTAGACTTGGCATCAAACAGATACCAGCAGCAGTTATCCTTGCCGCTCGTGCCACCGAACCATTTGATACGGCCCACTGCCACGATCATATGGCAAATATCAAGATAAGGGCTGGCCTGACGGGTGTGCATCCAGTCGGCGTCAAAGAGGAGCCATGTGGGCCGCAGCCGGGCGCACCGCTCTATGATCTGGTGAAGAGGAGCGCGATCCCACGGGGGATTGGTAATAATGTAATCAGCCCCGTTGAGATCAGCCTCCTCAATGAAGGATGCGTCATGGCGCGGGAATGGCCCCAAGCCAGCGTCAAAAGCTGACACGCAATGATGCCCCACAGCATGAAGATGCCCGATCAGGATGCCCTCGCCAGCACATGGCTCGCAATACCAGCACTCCGGTGGCAGATATGGCAGCAAGGGCGCGACCGCCTCTCTGGGGGTCGCATAATACATCATCGGCTTGTGTTCAAAGTCAGACCGTTTCCCCATTGTGTGGCCTTATAGTGATTAGAAACTCCGGGCCAAAATCGACCCAACGCATTCTCAAGTCCTGACACAGGCAATCGTCTTCTATGACCCCAGTAGCCTGCAATATGTCACTGACGGCTTTTTCCAGATTGCCAATGTCACGGCGTCTCTTGTCAGGCTTTTTTGCCTGAACATCCAGAGTGTACTCTCCCTTGATCTTTGCGCCTTTTATCTGGGCCGCGATGGCCCACATGGCGTGTTTTCTCCACCCTGAATACTCTTCAGAGCGATACATCCCCCCAGTTTTCTTCGTCTTCCAAAGCCTGTTCACGCTGGGAGGGAATGGCAAAATAATCTGAATCATGTTTCTTTTCTCGCCATGCTGCCAAGACATTATAGACCGCAGCCTCAGTCGCCCCCATTCTGGAAGCTATGTCATAAGTGTCCAGACCCAATTGCCAAAACATGACAACTGCTTCTTGAGCAGGCTTCTTGCTCCGAAAGTCACGCTTAATCATAGAGGTCGGGCCTCAACTTGCGTCTGGAGATGCCTGTCACCTCCGAGATAGTTTTTAGATGGCGAAGGGGCACAACTTGCCAGTGAGCAACCGCCTGCTTTGATATGCCAAGAGATTCCGCAAGCCTGCTGGCATTGCCATAGGCGCGAAACACAACATACAGAATTGGCGGCTTGTCTTTCCTCATTTTGCCACTATGCCTAGCCCCAGATAAAAAGTCAACTTAAGGCTTGATTTTGTTTTGCAGCGATGTTAGATGTTGATTGTCCCAAACTAGGGAGTATCCACTAATGAGCTACAACAATCCAGACGCAAAACATGTTGGCCTATCGCCAATCACATATCTCCTTGAGGAGTATGAGCCCGCTGGTATGGACGGCATCTTTATCGTTGAGGCTGATCTTGATATTGAGATCGACCACACGGCGAATGAACCATACATAGCAGACATTGCTTTCCCTGCTGAGAAGAAGCCTAACAGCAACATTCCTGCTGCTTTCAAGGCTACTTTGCTCAAGATCATGAATGCAGACGCCAAGCTGCTTGATAGCATTGGCGAGGATTGCGCTATCCAGTACGATAAAGATAGATGGTAAGGAGCCACTACTATGAAAATGTCCGACACAATTACTGAAATCGCTTCCGCTCTGTGCAAGGCACAAGCTGAGATTGATGACGCAACGAAGACGGGGCTCAATCCTGTCTTCAAATCCAAGTATGCCGATCTGGCTGCGATTCGCGCTGTTATCCGTGAACCCCTTGCCAAAAACGATCTTGCAATCATGCAGTTTCCCCGCACGGTGGAAGGCAAGGGCGTTGAGGTAGAAACCATGCTCGTTCACAAGTCTGGCGAGTTCATGTCCGAAACTCTCTTCATGCCTGTCCACAAGTGGGACGCGCACGGCATCGGCTCTGGCATTACATATGGCCGTCGCTATGGCCTCTCTGCTGTCCTCTGTGTCGCTTCTGACGATGACGATGGCAATGGCGCTGTGCAAGCTGGGCCTGTCCCTACCGCCGCCCCTGCCAAGAAAGCTGCTAAGGTCGATCTGGCCGCGCTTCGTGTTGCTGGTGAAACAAAAGCCAAGAAAGGCACGGAATCCCTTCGCGAATGGTATAAAACCATTTCCGTTGATGAGAGGGCTGCGGCTTCTGCTTTCCTTGATGATCTCAAGGCGATGGCCGCAAACATTGACCCTAGCACGGAGGGGCTGTGATGGGCCGCGTTGCAGAACTGTCCCACGACAACAAGAAGCTCTATGAACTTATGGGGGCTTTGCAAGAAGCCATAGACTTCATTGACCAGTACAGTGACACGGTTGATGGACCTGACGGGCCAGAAGCCAATGCTGCTCTGGCTCTCGTGACTCACTTAACCAACGTACTTGAAGGAGGGTATTAATATGACTGAAGATCAAGGAACAGAACTCATTATCATTCTTAAGCAAATCGCTGAAAGCCTTGCTGAGATTGCTGGGAACACCAACCTTCTGGCAATGGAAGACCTGTCTATGCGTGACAAGGCTGCCCTTGCTGCGCTCAACGGATTGCTGGCAGACGGCGATTATAGCAGCACTGATGGAATCGCCAGCGCCGCCCGTGAAATTGGTGATGCGTTTATGCGTGAGAGCGATGGCTGATATGGAACAGCGCTCTCCCGAATGGTTTGCCGCTCGTCTTGGCAAGGTCACCGCGTCTCGCGTTGCCGACATCATTGCCAAGACCAAAAGCGGCTATAGCACCAGCCGAGCCAACTATATGGCTGAACTGGTGTGCGAGCGTCTGACAGGATTACAGGGGGACTCCTATCAGAATGCCGCAATGGTGTGGGGGATAAACACCGAACCTTTTGCCCGACAAGCCTACGAGTCTCGTTTGGCTGATCTGGTGCAGGAAGTAGGGTTTATTCCCCACCCGACAATTGAGAACGCTGGCGCATCGCCTGATGGCTTTGTTGGCGAGGATGGCTTGGTGGAGATCAAATGCCCTAACACGGCGACTCACATCGACACCCTCCTCTCTGATTCTGCCCCATCCAAGTACGTGACACAGATGCAGTGGCAAATGGCATGTACAGACCGCAAGTGGTGCGACTTCGTAAGCTATGATCCCCGTATGCCTGAACACATGCAGTTGTTCATTTTCCGGGTACATCGTGACAACGAGATCATCATTGAGCTTGAACGGGAAGTTGAGAAGTTTCTCAGCGAGCTTGAAGACAAAGTTTCTACCCTCAACAAACTCTACAAGAAGGATGCAGAGTAATGGCATACGAAATTCGTGACATGAGCGGGTCTGTTTTCAAGAACAACCGCCGCGACCGTGACACAAGCCCCCAGCTTACAGGGTCAGCCATGATCTTCGGCAAAGAAGTCTGGGTCAACGCTTGGGTCAAAGTCGATAAGAATGGCGACAAGTGGATCAGCTTGGGCTTCAAAGAGAAGCAGCCAAAGCAAGAAGCTGACACGCGCCCCATATCAAAGATCACAGACGACGAAATCCCTTTTTGAGGTGAGCTATGAACGGCGATCTACCTATCTCTGAACAATACCGAGTTGTTGCCAAAAGCTGGGTTGACGCCGATGCCGCCGCCTCACTCTTGGAAGAAACAAAGTCTGCCGTCCTTGCCAGAATGATGGCTGATCAGGGCGACATGCCGGTTAGCCGGGCTGAGATGAATGTCAAAGCCTCTGACGAGTGGCGTGAGTTCGTAACTAAAATGGTAGAGGCGCGGGAAAAGGCTGCGCTTCTCAAGGTCAAACTTGAATATATCCGTATGAAATTCAGTGAATGGCAATCAAGCGAAGCTACTAAAAGAGCGGAGATGAAACTATGACTAACAACGAAGATGCTGACGTATTTGAACTTATGCCAAATGAGGTCATTGAAATTAAAGACCGCATTTTGAATGAAGTAGAAATGGAAGACACCACCAAAATTATCATGGCTCTTATGTCAGCTATGATTGAGGTCATAGTCAGAACGGGGCCAAGCAAGTCTTCTGCTCTGGAAACTGTCGCTGGCATTTCTATATCAATGGCGGAATCAATAAAGGCCTGTGACGCTGCTCGCATGTGCAATTGGAATGATTCTGTACAATGAAGCGCGTCCGTATTACCGCTAAAATGCGGGCTGACATCTTCATGCGGCACGGTGGCGTCTGCCACATGTGTCAAATGAAGGTAGTGCCGGGCCAAGATTGGGATGTATCGCATGAAATACCGCTTGAAGCAGGAGGCGCTGACGATGCCAGTAATTGGCTTGTCGCTCATCGCACTTGCCATCGTAAACATACTGCTACGGTAGACGCGCCGTTGATTGCAAAAGTAAAACGCATTCACCAGCGCCATATCGGAGCCAAACAGTCCAAAAGCCCTCTGCCCGGCGGTAAACGCTCAAAGTGGAAAAGGAAGATGGACGGAACCGTAGTCAGGAGAGAGCCTTGAGGTTTCTCGTAACGCTTAATATGCCAAGCGCAAGCGGATCGCTCGTGCATCAACTGACTCTTGAGCATCCCTCCGAGTCAGTCCTGCATCTATGCGATGCCATAAACGATGAAGAGTTTATCATCTTTCGTCAGTGGTATCGCCGTAGATCCTTGAACGGCGAACCCTATTGGGAAGATAGGGGCGACATCATAATCAACACACACCATATCGGCAAAATCCAAGAATACTTTGACATGGCAGAGGAGCATGGAAATGATGAATCACAAGGAAGTTCTACAGTCAGCCGTTTCAACACTGACGGACCGCGCGGACCTTTACGGGTCAGAAGAAGTTCTTTTTGAACGAGCTTGCGCCATGTACAATTTGCTGACGGGGCAAAGCCTGACCCCGTTTGAGGCAAATGCGTTCATGGTTTGCCTAAAGCTGGCACGGATGAGGTTTGATCAGAAGGTTGCCGACAACTACATCGACACCATCAATTATATCTCGTTCATGGCTCAATTTGCACAAGCTAAAAATCCTGTCCCCGTTCCTGTAAAGGTGGCAAAGACAAAGATTCCCGATATGGGAATTGGAGAGATGCCAAAGGACGTTGTTGAAGAAATCAAAGAACTGGCCGAAAAGTTTAAGCCAGTTCCAAATCCGTGACTGAAAAGGGCGGCCATGTGCCGCCCACCACTCTAGGATGACTATTATGACCGACACTACCAATCTAAATGAACAAGAGAAGATGATCCTTGACCTGTGGGAAAAGGGATTCACTGGCAGCCAGATAGGCGAGCAAATTGGCAAAACGAGAAACGCCGTTCTTGGCAAGCTGAACAGGCTGCGCAAGCAAGGGTTTGTTGACTACAAAGTACAGACCAAAAGAGTTGAGACCCAAAAAAAGGCTGTGGACTACAAGCCTGTTGAGAAGAGGCTAAAGCCAACAATTGAAAACAGACCGGGCCGCGTTCCTTTTGTCTTCAAGATAAAGAACAGGGACAGGCAGGAACCTGTCTTTATCAAGCCCACCCGCATTCATAACGGTGAACCTGTCACGCTCATGGAGCTTGATATGGGCATGTGCAAATACGCCGTCAGCGATGAAACCTCTCCTGTCCACATGTTCTGTGGCAAGGATGTTTACAAGCGCGTGTATTGCGAAGAGCATCATAAGCTCTGCTACGTTGAGCCAACTAGCCGACAGAGGTACAAATCATGATGGAGCAAGAAGGTGGCAGGGTGTGGGTAACGCTCACCCTGTCCGAAATGCTTCATTGCGGGAATATCGGAATCATCAGGCATCACGAGGCTGAGACAGCCAATCGTGCGCTGGGAGAACGTTTTTTCAAGATCGCGAAGAGCCCCATCGCCGCTCACATAGAGGGTGCGCTTGGGGAGCTTGTCGTGTCAAAAGTAAGAAACACTTACTTCTTCCCAACCGTTAATAACTTCAAGGAGGCTGATCTTGGAAAAGATGTTCAAGTCAGGCTTCGCACTATGCACGATTGGGATTTGATCATTCGCGACGATGACAACCCTGAACACATCTATGTTCTTGTCACGGGATATGGCCCAAAGTTTTGTGTCAGAGGTTGGGTTCGCGGCAAAGATGTCATGCTTCCCCAATACCGTGCCAATCACGGCGGCTCTCAAGAATCTTGGTTTGTACCTGAAAAAGCCCTCAAGCCTATGAGGATCAGGCAATGACACAGATGCTACAACTAAACCCACCCATTCCTGTCATGACACCGGCAGGGAAGGGTCTTGCTCAAATCCTAATAGACTATGGCGCGGAACACGATCTGCTTTGGGTCGTGTTTCAGGACAATAGAGAATGCTGGACATGGCGGAATCAGGACATCAGGGCTGATAAAAACATCACGTTCGGGAGGGGCGACAATGAAGGATAGGATCGTCTCAATGGGCTGGCATTGGACATATGGGATGCAGCGCATGAGAGACTGGGATCAGGAGATGGAAACTGAGCCCGGTGTCTTTGAGCATTGCTATTGCTACGAAAGCCCGGACGGAGACCGGATCTACACCCCTTACAAGGGCCACTCCGAGTATGCTCACATGGTCTGTCGTGAAGATGCTGAGACAGGAGAAAAGTACATCTCCTTCTCTAAGCTCATGCCGCTTTCACAAATCATGACTCAGAAATGAACAACGGACTGCAAGAAGTCATCAATGTCATTCTTGGGGCCGCCACTGGCTGGGCCATCTCTTATTGTGCGCTATTCCTGTTCTTCTTTATAAGGGGTAAAAAATGATACCTAAAGTCATACACTTCATTTACCCTTACACCGAAAGAACGCGCGAGTGGTCTTTGGTCAATACGCTGGCTGTCAGATCAGCAGTCAAACACTATCCAGATCATGAGATCATTGTTTGGACCAACTCGCCTACAAGAGTGCCCTTGCTGGGTGTCACTGTCAGGAAATGCGCCCTTCCGACACAGGTTGGTGGTGTCAATATTGAATGGCCGCAATATGTGTCCGATGTGATGCGGCTCCAGATCCTTCTGGATTGGGGTGGCATTTATATGGATACCGACATCATATCTCTTAAGAAATTTGAGACACTGTGTGACGACTGCCTCAACTTTTCTTTTGAAACAGAAGCCGAAAATTCAGTCTCAAACGCGATGATGGCTGCGCCGCCAAACAATTCTTTTATCAAAGTGTGGCTGGACCATATGCCTGAAGCTATGAGCAATCCAACGTGGGCCTATGGTGGGGTGGTTTTGCCGTATGAGTTATCTTTGAACCCGTTTCTCAAAAGCAATTTTGTATTATGGAGCAATCAAATGTGCTGCCCTTTGGATCTGTCAAGAAACTGGATGTTTGACCCATCCCTAAAGGAAAAGGCAAAAGAAAAAGTTAAGGGTTCAGATGCCATCCATGTCTTTGAGACGTTTTGGCGTGACATCATTAAAGACATCACGCCAGAATGGACTGAAAAGAACGACTGCCTGTTCAGCGAACTTTTTAAGTGTATTCCCAAATCCGAATAACACCGTTAGCGCCAGTTCCGGAGCTACCTTGACCCGCACCGCCAGCGCCATAAGCAAGCGCAGGGCCGCCCGGAGATTTGCCACCACCGCCAAAGAACGAAGCGCCGCCAACGCCACCGAAGTAGCTAGTTGAATACTGCATTGAACTTTGACCGCCACCGCCGCCGACATTTATGTCACCGTTAGTAGCTGTGCCACCAGCGCCGCCAGACGCATTTAGGCCATTTGCCCCCTGACTGCCGCCTCCAGCAGTAATAGTCGTGCCACCTACAGTAAAAGTAGTAGATGTCCCTGCGTTATCAGATGCGCCGCCCTGACCAATTGCGTACGTATACGCAGTTGAGGCTGTAACTGTGAAGTATTTCGCACAGTATGCACCCGCGCCGCCGCCAGCACCGTTAGCGGCAGAACCGCCACCAGCCCCACCGCCGACAATTTCAACATAGATTTTGGTGCAGCTGGCAGGGGTTGTATAGCTTGTCCCAGATGTAAGAATTTGTGGCGCACGAATTAAAGCGCCGCCCGATACCGGTGGGCTGCTGACCCAAGCTGTTCCATTGCTTGTCAAAACATTCCCATTAGAGCCCGGAGATGTTAAACCTGTGCCGCCGTTGGCAGCCGCAAGTGTTCCAGCAAGAGTGATTGTTCCAGATGAAGTTACGGGACCGCCACTAGTAGTCAGTCCGGTTGTACCACCGGAAACATCAACGCTAGTCACCGTGCCCAAATTAGAAAAAACTCTAATGTTTGTACCATCAGAGTAAATTCCAATTGGAGCATTTCTGGCGATTACAGCACTAGTACCGCCGCCACCAGAGGCAATGGTAATGGTCCACGGGCCACCGGACGCGTCTGTCGTGGAATTACGAACAATCCACTGACCACCTTTACCAGACGGGATGGTATAGGTGACATTAGCGCTGATAGCGCCGGTAATAGAAAGAATCAGGGAGCGATATTGAGCATCCGTCAACGTGGCAGAGCCGCCAGTCGCGTTGAGCGCCGTAACGCCACCGAACGCCTGATCAATAATATCCAGATCGCCGTTGACCGGGACGTTCCATGTATCGACGTAATCACCGTTGCCGGGCTTCTCAAGAATCTTGTTGGTGGTAAACGAAGAAGCCATGATCAGCCCTCAAGATTACGGTTGGCGATTTCAAGTGCTTTCGCAACATGGCTATCATCTACATTGAGAATAGCCTTCGTGTCATTATTGATGCTCTTCTTGGCACGGTCAGCAGCAAGCACAAGACGATCAGACAGTTTCTGACCGATCCTGCCGCCCGCCTTCCTGCCGGGACGAGCCCCGCCAAGAGGTCTGGGTTCCTGATAGCCCATAACCGTCTGATCCTCTTCAAGGAGCGGCTGGATATTCCTGACAGGAGCGTCTGGCGCATACGGCTGGTCAAGGAACCTAGCGAACTCAGGAGCCTTACGCTCCAGCATCGGAGCGCCAAACTCTTCAGCACCTCTGCGGCTTGCGCCAAGCAGTTTCTCAGCGCCAGCCTTCAGGCCAGTCGCGCCAAGATAAGCAGCCGTTCCAGCAAACATCCCGTGAATGTTTCCGACCAAGAAGCCCGCCAAGAGATTGCTGCCCTGCATGGCCGACTTAACAAGAATGCCTTCTTTCTGATCGTTTGGCATTTTTGCTTTTTCAAGTCGTTTTGCCAGTTCTGACAAACGGCGAAGATCAGATATGGATGGATTGCCACCCTGCCCGTTAAAAACCCTCTGAGCTATCGGTCCATTCTCTTTCAAAAACGTGTCAATGCTTTTTGGAAGAGTTTTCAAATCCCCACCCGTGTTAAAAACGCGGGTCATGATTTGCTCTCTAATTGCATTCATCTCAGTCGAATTAGGGCCAAGAATGCGCTCAAGCCGATTGTACATGGCAAGACCGCCATTCTTGCTGAGAAGGCTCGTGTCAAGAACACGTTGAGCCGCAAGGCTGGATTCAAGAGGCAGATTTTGCCCGATGTTCTGGGTCGTTTGATCGACCATTTTGCCCATCAAAGCCCTAAATTCTTTGCCACCCTCGCCTTTGGAGTCAAAGAACTTGTTTTTGAACTCAGTGGAAAGTTGGCGGGCGCTCAGAAGATCGCGAATGACAGCGTTCCCGTTCCCAGTGAACAGGCCGTCATTAACCGCGCCTTGAATGCCTTTAAAGAGACCTTCCTTCATGGCTTCAATGTTGCGGGCATCCTCTGGAGATGCTTCACGCGCCAGCTTGTTCAGGGTTCTCCTGACAAGCTCAACATTCATGAAGTTAAAAGGTTGATTGGCATTTGGCAGATTGCCAGAGCCAATGCCTTCCTGAAGAAACTTCATTGCTTCCGCAGACTTGGGAAACAGTTTTTCAGTTCCCTCAAATGATGTTGGCATCTTCTGAGAAAGAAGCTGCTTCTCAATGGCTGGCATGAAGTAGTCAAAAGCAGGAGCCTTAAACGCTCCGCGAGCCTGCTCTACAGTTTCATACGCCTGCCTCACGCCTGCCTTATCAGCAAGAAACGCGGTATGTACAGCTTCCGCGCCCGCAGTTGGCGTAACACCAGATGGTGTCATTCTGGCGCGTGCATCTTCTAACACGTCGCGTGTGCCAAGAATGCCTCTCTCAGCGATGTCTGAGGCTTCAGCAGTTGGGCGCTGACCAGTTACAACGGATCGAACAGTCGGAGCGCCTTCCTTCATGGCGAGGGCTTCAACCGCACCCGCCTCCGAAATGCCCTTGCGACGGAAAACATCAGCAAGCTGATCCTTGAAGGTATCCATGTCGGCTGGGGAAATTCTTCCCTCAAATGCCTTTCGTACGGCATCTTGAGCTTCAGGCTTCAGATTGCCAGCCGCATCCAGCGGGTCCGGGAACTTGGTAAAATACCGTGACAGAGCAGGCAATGCCATGCCAGCGGCCTGACCAATGCCAGCGCCAATTGCAGCATCCGTGACAGCTTTGCCAGCATCAATGTCTGTGACAGGACGCTCAAGAGCAGATGACACGCCTGTCATGCCACCGGCAACGCCTGCCATTGGCAGTGCTTCAGCAGCAGATGCAGCGCCTCGTTTGACTACTTCTGGCGCAGCCGTGCCAGCCAGTTTTGCAGACGTTCCTGCCTTGAGCGCACGGCCAGCTTGACCGACTGCCCCCATTGGGACAAGTAGGCCAGCCCCAATACCAGCCGCCGTCCCAGCCATTGAAGACTTTGGATACTGACGTTCAAGAGCTTCTTCATATCGTTTCTGTTCCTTAAAGGCGTCTTCGTATGACTTCCCTTCTTTCAACGCCGTGTACTTGGCAATCACATGAGAAGGAGCGTTCAAAAGAAGCGCATTAACACCGGAATATGTGGCAGCCTTCAGGCCGCCCGGCACAACCCCAGCAGCCTCTTCAACGAGGCGCTTGTCTTCTTCAAATTGCCTTTCACCCGGCGTGACGGCGACGGCTTTTCGGGCGGTAGAGACACCAACAGGAGCCCAATCATCTGTAGCTTCTTTCTTCGGCGCTGCGCCTACCGGAGCCCAGTCATCAGCCATCACTGCACCCGCTTGCCAGTTGCATCATAGATGTTGCCCTGCGCATCGCGATACTGATTGCGGCTAGGGCTATACAGCAAACCTTCCGTGCCACGAAGCGGCTCTGGGATAGCCGAACCCTGAGTGACAGCGCCAGCTTCCTCCGTACCCATAGGCTTGTAGCCATACGGGCCATAAGTCTTGTAAAGGCTGTCCACTTGAGCCCGAATTGCCGGATCTTTTGGCAACGGAACCATTGAAAGCCCGCGAGCGACTTCTTTCTTCAAGCCATACGGATCTTTCTTTTCATAGTCATTTATGAAGCGCGTTGGATCAGTTCCCGGACGGGCATCAAGGTACGCTTCATCGCGTTTGCGAACGTATTCACTCTCACCGACCATACGGCCAATAAGCGCGTAAACAGCGCCCGCCCCAATGTCTGGGCTGGGAGTTGTCTTTGAAAGACCGGCAGCCGAAGCAGCAGGCGCTCTGACAAGACCTTCAGAAACCACGTTTTTGTAAACTTCATCCATCGTGATTTTGGTGGCTTCGTCATACTTGCTGACATTCGCCAACTTCTTCTGAAGCGTGTCGGAGAAGTTACCAACACCTAGACCATTCGCCCAGTCAATCATTGCTGTCTTGAAGGCTTCTGCGCGGCCCGGTGTAAATTCAGAATAAATGTCACCAAGTCGTGCCATTTCTCCTTGAAGGAACTTTACGCGCGCCAAACGAGGAGCGATTTCTGAGATGTACTTGTCAGCCCTAACAGTTGTAAGTTCACCGCGCTTTTCGTTGATCTTTGCCTGCATTTCTGCGGCATCGTTCAGGACATCCCGCAGCCTAGCTTGGTCCTCTTTGACCTGTGCTTGGGCTTTAGCCGCTTCATCCGTCAAACCAGCTTCAATTGCAGCCTGTTCACGCTGTTGATTTGCAATGATATTACGGCGCAAAATCTGCGGATTGTTTGGATCGTTCGGCTCAAACCCTGCGGCGGCAGGATTCTTTTCAAAATACAGTTTAAGCTCGCCCTTACTCATGTCCTCAATAGCTTTTTGAGTAGCAGGAGCTTTTGCGGGCTCACCAGCGGCAGGAGCCGCACCAGCAACAGGCGCAGCGGCAACACCCTCCGCACCCTTTTCGGGTTGAGCGCCAGCGCCAGCCGGAGCAGCAGCACCAGACGGAACGGCAGCACCGCCAAGAATTGGTTTTGCTACGCCGTACATTTCAGGCGGAATACCGGCAGACTTAAGTGCGCCGTAAACCATGCCGCTCATCTGTTCGGGACGATATGTATCACCCGTCAATTTATTGCGGTATGTCAGTTGAGGTGGGCTACCGACAAGGACGCGCTCAAAGCGATTGCCAACCATGTCAACGATGTTCTTAGCCATCTCCATTTGCTGTTTCTGCATGGATTGATAGCCAGCAACGCCGCCAACAAGACCCTCGCCAATTGCCTGCCCCAAGAACGGGCTTCTGGACGCAAGCATGGAACCCAAAAACGAAAGCGCGGGAACCATGTAACGCTCAGATGTTGCCTTCTCACCAAGAGAAGACAGGAAGCTTGGCTCCTCAGAACGGAACTGTGCCTCTTTGGCTTTAGGCGCTGGCTTGTCAGCATCAACAACAAGACCGCGAGGACGAGATTCAGCGCCGCCATAATATTTGTCAAACATTGACAGATATTTAGGGACATCCGTGCCAAGAACGTCTTTGTCGCTACCGGCCTTCTCAATCGGACGGCCTGAAAGCCACATTGATGCGACCTGACGCGGGTCATCATACTGCTTCAGATACAGACCAGCGCGATGCCGCGCTGTCGCGTCTTGGGCGTCTTTGTCTGCCAAAAACTCTTCCGGCGTCAGGCGGCGACCAAGCGCCTCTTCAGTCCATGATGGGATATTCGCACCCATGACTTGATATTTGCCATAAGGCTTATCGCCTTTGCGCGATGTTGGCCCTGTGATGTCATATCTGTCACCGCTCTCAATGCGGCTCAAAGCCGACATTGTTTTATTAAGGCGGGTTTCAAAATCTTCCGGGATGTCAGCCGGAGGGACCGGAGGCTCTTCAACCTTATCGCCATCGGCGTAGCCTTGACGCGGGACAACGCCGCCATAGGCGAACGGGGAGGCTGCATCTTCAGTGGCGCGGTCATAATCCAGCGTCAGGTAGCCATCGCGCTCGCCCACAGCATCAGGACGGCGCTGAAGGACTTCCTGTGCCATCAGGCCAATCTTGGTGCGGCCATCGCCCATGTCATAGCGATAGATGTTCTGGCCGTCGAAGGTCTCGCCAACCGGCTCAATGTTGTGCTTCAGGCGCTCGTCAGAGAACGGCAGCATTGAAGCAATGCTGGCAATGCTGCTTCCGATAGAAACAATATCCTTCACATCCTCCAGCCCAGAACGCTGTCTAGGAAGGTCGCCCGGCTTTGGCAGGCTTTGAGGATTCATTGTTCCAGCTTTGACAACATCACCAAGAATGTCTTGGTTGCCACCCATAGCATCTTGGCCGTATGGCATGACATCATCAGTGTCGGCAGCACCGCCATCAGCATAATGAGGGATCAGGCCGCCGTGAGCGCTGGGTTTCCGAACCTTTTCAAGGTATGTCTTGAGTTCGTCTTCGCGCTTGAGCTTTGCAGCCTTTTCCAAGTCGCTGGGCATAAACTCAGACTTGAGACTCTTGCCTGCCGAATAGAGATCAGCAATCCCCTTGCCAATCGACATCGCCTGAGACGCGCCAGACGACTGCTGTTGAGGCAGCGCACCAGCCGTAAGCATTCTTGGCACGGGAAGATTTGCAGGAGGAATGATCCCCGTTGCGCCGGGAGGTGCGGCTCCAGCACCCTTGCCACCGTACAGCCCTTCTGTAGAGAACGGGCCGAAAGCCTGCGCCTGCGATTGCAAAATGGCACGAAGGTCATCGTTTGCCACAAGACCACCGGCAACATATCCGCCACGAGCGTATTCGCCCGGCTCTGTCACAGCGCCGCCCATAGAGGCCATCGCTGCGGCGTCATCAGTCGCATCGCGATAATTAACTGTCAGATAGCCGCTAGGGTGAAGACCGACACCGGGCCTGCCGCTCTCAAGAACGTCTTGAGCCATGAGGCCGATCTGCGTTTTGCCATCGCCATAATCATAGCGATAGATTGGCTGACCATCATAAGTCTGACCAATCGGCTCAATGTTGTCCTTGAGACGCTCGTCAGAGAAGAAGCCGCCGGGCTGGGTGGTCGTGGTCGTAGAACCAGACAGCGCACCAGTACCCATCGCGATATTGGCAAGGAACTGAGCCTGCTGATACGGGAACCCGCGCTCTTGCAAGAACTGCTGATACTTGGCTGTCAAATCAGCTTGCTGAGTCTGCTGCTCCAGAGTGCCAGCGCCGATCTGCGCCTGCGCACCCTGCAATGCTGCCTGCTGTGCTGCCGTGCCAAGTGCGCCATATTGCTGACCCGCACCCAGCAAACGCTGAAGATTGGCAGCCTGAACGCCCTGCTGCCCGACCGCCGTTTGCAGGCCAAGCTCATAGCCTTTTGACCGCAAGCCGCTTTCAGCCTGCGCTCGTGCCAAATCTTGCTGGCCCATAGACACCGCACGGGCAATACCAGCGCGATCCCCACCAAACCCGCCAGACTTAATAGCCAGCGCCTGTTGCTGGGCCAGATCCTGACCCTGCTGCTGACGCATTGCCTTCATGGTCGTGTCGACGACAGACTGAGTATACGGATTTTCGTATTGTTTGATCTGCTCTGCGGTGAGCGGGCCGACAGCCTGAGACCCGGCTTTTGTCATGTCAGCGGCGGTAGACAGGTATGGCTGGGCCATATTGGCGGCAGCGGTAACACCAGCCATGCCAGCCTTTTGCTGATCTGTCAGGCCAGCGACAAACTGGCCTTCGTATTTTTGGAACGGCTCAGAAGCGACCTTTTCAGCGCGTTCATTGACGGCTTTATACCGCGCCATGACTTCGGGCGGAATTTTAATTGTTTGCGTGGAGGTTGTGCTTTTGCCGCCCATTCTTGCTACTCCGCAGCTTCCTTCCACCCGCCTGTACGAGCATTATACAGGAAAAAAGCCCCGCTGGCCCTTCCAAATACACGCTCATAAAGACGGATTTTCGCTTCCGTCCGATGATTAGACAGCACCCCTATGATTAGGGGAAGCTCAAGCGAATCAGCCACCTTTTTCGAGAACTCACAAAGCCGTCTGGCACGGCCTCCTTTTGCACTGCGAAAGTTAGGATGGATAAAAATCGCTTTTTCCTCAAGGATTTGACGGTCAGAGTACCACATGTCGCCAACCCTGAGAAGCACAGCCCCCTCAAAAGTGCCGTCGCTACCCTCAATAATACCAACAAGGCCATTATCGAGATTTAACGCCGACCAGATTTCACTCAGTAGCTTTTGAGGATTGGGGTCAACAAACCCGTTTTCCTCACAAGCCGACAACGCTAATTCCATCATTTTGTGAACATCTTCATGCCCACCGATCCGAATCCCCGATTCTTCGGACATAAAATTCCCCCTTAATCACGCTTTGGGCCGGGAAGACCTTTCAATGTCTGAATTGTCTTCGCCCGCATCTTCTTCACAAACTCATCCAACTCTTGATGCCCATGATCTATGTCACCGTCGCCCATCGCTGTCACAGATTCTGGCGAAATGACATATTCACCGCCTGCGGCAACAATTGGCACAAGATCGCCTGTAAAACCACCTTCCGCGTAAGCCTTTGGTAGCTCTCCATATTCTTCAACGATGCTGTTCATTATCTTGAACCCAGCCATCGTATTTCCCTCGCCCATAGCTGAAATGATGTCAGCCGGGATGACGTAGGAGCCTGACGGAACGTGCATCGGAAGATGGTCAGTCCGGCCAGCAACCGGAGAATGGATCGGCCCCACATGGGGTTTTGGCATCGAAACCGATGGCATTTTTGGCTTTGCCGGTGACATGACAAATTTAGGGGGTGCGCCACCAAATGCCTTTTTGGCACGAGATGTCTCGCGAGCCGTTTTCAGAGCAATCGCAATAGCCTGTTTTTGCGGGCGGCCAGAATGGACTAGCTCACTAATGTTGGAGCTAACCGTCTTCTGAGAAGAACCTTTTTTCAGCGGCATGGCTTAACCCGGCGAGTAAGTGACATTGATGGACTGCCCGGTTCCGGGAGTAACGACAATGCCAGAGGTGAATACTTGTCCTACTTTGAACACGCCAAGAGTCGTTGGAACAGCACACAAAGCCGTACTCGCGACTGGCGATACAGCAGAGGCGTTTGAAATCTTCCCTGCTGTGGTTCCGGCCACTACAACCGAAAAGTTAACCAGATACCCGCCACCAGTGAAAATTACAGTTTCAGCAGTTATAGTTTCAGATGTAATAGACCCAAGAGCGCGAAGACTTGCTTGCGCGATGCCGTTTATACCAACAACGCCATTCTTCTGAGTAGTGAGAATGTCACTAAGAGAAGCTGTCATCAGAAACGTCCATCTGGTTGCAGGCGATAACGGAAGTTACCGAGACGCCAGAATGAATCAATGTCGTTGCTCTCAATACGAATTGAGACTAGGCGACCTCTAAAACGGGGCGTGATAAACGTCGTCGCCTGCGTCAGGGTGAATGGTCCATATGTTAACGGAGTCTGGCCCGGATAATCTGTGACATAGAATGTCATGTTGATGTTGGCTTCCTGAATGCCGCCAAAGTATCCCCATTTCATGTCAGGCCAAACCTGATCAATGAACATCTTCACATCGGCTTCGCTCAAAGCGAAATAGCCCGTCTGGAAGTATGAGTTCATTGCCACGCCGTCAGCATTCTGAGACGTTTCATGCTGGAAGATATAACGGTTTAATCCTGCGCCAATTGGCGGCCCAAGAACAGACTCATTGATCCATGCCGAGCGAGCAACGTAAGGGTTTTCTGCGCTGTTGAAGCCGTAATCCCACTGGTCAAGAACGAAGTTGTATTTGACATAGCCTTCGTTTTCACCGCCGTTGCTGATGGTCGGAAAATACCAAGTAATCTCGCCAAAACGGCTATTGGGAGCAATCCTGATCTTGTCCAGATTTGTCGTATCCAAATCTTGGAAAACCACATCCCAAACAGGACAACGAATAGGCTCAACACCGCCACCAGAAAGACGGAAGAACTGGCTTTGTCCCATCCAGTAAATGACGCCATTTACTGAACCAGCCGCCTTTCTTCCAATCAGGCCGCAGCCCGTGCCAACTTCGTTGAACTGATAGACGTAAGGAGGGCCAGCATACTGCATTGCCCACACGCCAAGATCAGTCCAAACCAAACTTTGCTGCGGGCCTTGAATGCACTGGACGATGCGCGAACCTTTAGGAACGCGATAGCTGCCTGCTTGATTGACAACAGTTCCAACCCACGCATCGTAATTGTCAACATCGCACCAGCGGATGAGCAGCGGATCTTTGATCCCGGTGAATGTTGAGCCCCACGCAACGATTTGACGCTGCGGCATCGCGACAAACATCCCGTCATTTACAGGAGGTGCGTTTGCAATGTTAAGCGCAACAGGATCGCCACTAGTTGGGTTCCAGCGATAAATCGGTCCATCAAGAGGACATGCAATAAGGACTTCGCCCCAATTGTCCATTGTCCAATCTGTGGCGTTAATTGGTGTTCCAGTCCCGGCGATAGGGGGAATGCCTGTGCCGTATCCACCCAAACCATATCCGCCAATTCCGTACCCAGTGCCGGGAGGAAGGGGGCCAATACCATTATAATAAACAAGCCGGACATTGCCGCTGTTCATAAAGGCGCTGGTGGTTGATGTCGCAGAAGTGGATGCAGAAATGCGGAATACGCTGGTAGATGTGACGGCAACAACAATGTAATTGCCGTAAAGGGTCACGCCACCGACTGATGTGGCTACAAGAATTGGGAACGTATCGCCAACAAAATATCCATGATTGGCGAGCGTCACATCAACAAAATCGCTGCCACTAGTAGTGTCAAAGTCAGGAACCGCGCCACCATTTGCCACCGTTGAAGTAGCAAGCGCAGGGGCTCCAAGAATGTTTGTCGCATATATTTTATATGTATTGGCAGACCCGCCGGGATTGAAGACTTGATATTGCCCAAACAATATAAGACCGCCGACACTCACCTGTGTCTGGATGTCAACGACATCATAGTTGTCAGCGTTGCGCCCAGTGTCCGTGATAGTAACTTCATTGCTACCGGAGGTAGTTGAGAAGCTAACCGCAATGTTTACAGTCGTCTTTTGAGGCGTAATGTCAGTTGCGCCACCAGATTCAATCACTTGAAGAGAGCCACCGCCGCCCGCAGGGATACCCTCCGCGCCAACTCCAAGATAAGAGTTAGCATTTGTGTCTTCCCATGCCCAAAGACAGCGAACAATTGAACCTACTGTGTTCGGATAATATTTGGACCAGCCGCCAAGTTTTTGCACCAAGCCGCCCATAGTCCTATCTGGGATAAACCGAATAAGCTGGCTGATAGAGACAGCAGCCTCGTTCAAAGCCAGAGTTTTGTTCTGGTCAACACCGGGAAGAATTTTGAATGACTGATGCGGCATGTCTTATCACCGCGTTGGAGTTGCGACCGGAGACGGAGACTGCGAAGACCAAGCAGCCGCTTCAAACTTCTTCCGGTTTTCCTCCATAAGAGCCGATTTCAGCAAAGCCTGATACTGGCCCTCATATGTCACAGCCATCTGCGGGTCATCGTTGGCCCGGCCAAAGTTGCGCTGATAGGCCGAGATGTAGATCATAGATGCCATGATGAACAAATCGGGCAGATACAAGCTGATGAAAGTCGTTGTGTTGGTGGCAGACAAGCTATCAGGGCGATAAGTGCCAATCAATTCGCATGTGTAATTCTGGTCGGGGTATGGCCCAACCAAGAAGGTGTAGTCATCAAACGGGCAAAAATACTGTGGCAATCCGCGATTGGCAGAAGCGCCCGAACCATAGACCGAGTCCAAGAACTCTTTGGTTGTGGGTGTCAGCGTCTGGCGCGTTGCTGTGTCAGGATTTGACGAACCAACCAGCACGTTGATTTGCTCTGGAACGACAAAAACGCCAGTAGGGACAGCTATTTGCCTATTTCCTGCCGTAAGACCATATGCCGTTGTGGCGATGGACGTAAAGAGAAAGTCCAGATCGCGATACATGCGGTTTTCGGCATAGGTGATCATCTGTGGCAGGATGATCAGGTACTCCGGGTTTGTCGGCTCAACGACGGCCATAGTGGCAATTTGCTGGACATAGCTATTCGTCCCTGCCACCGATCCATTGTATGAAAGGCCCGTTGTCATTTTGCCAACTCCGCTGTCAGCGCATTATACTGGCATCACGCGCTTTTTGCCATAGCGGTTGCCTTTTCCTCCACGTCTGCCACCCGACGCCCCCACCCCTTGCCAAAAGTGTCCCAAGTCGGCAGCCGCTTAAGAAAATCCAGCCGCATGTCGCAGAGAGCGTCCACCATTTCGTTGGCAGGGCAAGCCTGAATGGCTGCGAGGCTTTTGGGCCCAATTATGCCGTCCGAAGGGACGCCAGCGATCTCTTGGAGGTATTTGGCAGCCCGGCCCGTGCCAGAATTGACTGCCAAATCGTAGGCCGCATAGTCCACGCCGGATGGCAAATCGTCACCTTTAATCTTGTCCCAGTACATCTTTTTGTAGAAGGGCTTTACGATTTCCGGTGTCAAAGCCCGCATGGCAGCCT